ATGGACTCAAGCAAGGATCTTCAGGCAAACTTTCTGGCGAGTCTGACACCCAATGAATTGCGGCGCCTCGTGTATGACTGGGAGCTTTGGGCGCGCCCAGACCAGTTGCCGCCCGATGGTGATTGGATCTCCTGGCTGGTTCTTGGCGGGCGCGGCGCTGGCAAAACGCGCACAGGCGCTGAATGGGTCAAGGCGCTGGTGCAAGGGCGGCCGCCCTTTGCGTCCCAACCCTATGGACGCATCGCGCTGATTGGAGAAACCCTGCAGGATGCCCGAGATGTGATGGTGGAAGGGGTATCCGGCCTGTTGGCTATTCACGACAAACAGGACCGGCCAAATTGGCAACCGTCCCGACGTCGGCTGGAATGGCCCAATGGTGGGGTTGCTCAGATCTTTTCCGCTGAAGACCCGGAAAGTTTAAGGGGCCCGCAGTTCGGGGCGGCATGGGGCGATGAGCTGGCCAAGTGGCGTCACGCAGAAGCCACTTGGGACATGTTGCAATTTGGTCTGCGCCTTGGTCAAAAACCACGCCAGATTGTAACCACGACACCAAAGCCTACACCTTTGCTCAAGAGGTTGATGGCCGATCCGACATCTGCAATCAGCCATGCACCAACACGAGCCAACCTGGCCAATCTGGCTCCGGGCTTTCTGGATACGATCGTGCGCCGCTATGAAGGGTCGCGTCTTGGGCGGCAGGAACTGGACGGGGAATTGATTGAAGACAGGGCCGATGCGCTTTGGAAGCGCGATCAGCTCGACCGGCTGAGGGTTGATGATCCTCCCGCGACCCTCAGCCGGATTGTGGTCGCCATTGACCCGCCTGCGACCTCTGGCAAAAGCGCCGATGCCTGTGGCCTTGTTGTCGCAGGGCTTGATGGAGATGGGCTGTGTTTCATTCTAAGAGACAGTACTCTTAACAGTGCAAGCCCCACAGCTTGGGCCAACAAGGCCATCGCGCTCTATCATCGCTTCGAAGCAGATTGCGTTGTGGCTGAAGTCAATCAGGGCGGGGAGATGGTGACCACTATTCTCGGCAATATTGATGCAAGCGTGCCGGTGCGATCCGTGCGGGCGACCCGTGGCAAATATCTGCGCGCAGAGCCTGTCAGCGCTCTTTATGAGCAGGGCCGGGTGCGCCATGTCGGCAACATGGCCGAACTGGAAGATGAAATGTGTGACTTCGGGCTCGATGGTCTGACGTCTGGAAAAAGCCCCGATAGGCTTGACGCCATGGTTTGGGCTGTGACGCATCTCTGCCTGGCTGATCGGTCTCAACCGAAAGTCCGGGCAATCTGACACTGCAAGAAAGGAAGAAGCATATGCTTCGCTGGACCTTGAAAGGGCCGGCGCGTTCGCGCTCGCCTCAAATTCACAAAGCCAAGTCAAACGCCACTGATCTCGCAGCAGATACTGGCGCGCTGGAAGGCAAAAATTCTCGGACCGGCGCTCTTGTTTCTGTGCACCAGACAGGGCGCCCGCGCTGGACACCACGAGATTATGGCGCATTGGCCCTGCAGGGCTATGCGCGTAACCCGATCGTCTATCGGTCTATCCGCATGATCTCAGAAGCTGCTGCTTCTGCCACCGTCTATTGCCTAGTGGGGGGAGAAAGACTGACCGAGCATCCAGTGCTTAATCTTCTGCATCACCCGAATGAACGGCAGGATGGTGCGACATGGCTTGAAAGCCTTTATGGCCATCTGCTTGTTTCCGGCAATGCCTATATTGAGGCCGTTTTCGGCGCTAGCAGTTTAAAAGAATTGCATTGTTTGCGGCCAGACAGGATGAAGGTCGTGCCCGGTCCAAACGGCTGGCCAGATGCTTACGACTATACCATTGGCAACAGGGCAGTGCGGTTTCATCAGAATGATGACGGCGCACTCGTTCCGCCGATCCTGCATATCACCCTGTTCCACCCACATGATGATCACTATGGACTCAGCCCGCTAGAAGCGGCGCAGACAAGCCTCGATGTGCACAATGCAGCCGCCAGTTGGAACAAGGCGTTGCTAGACAACTCCGCCCGTCCATCTGGCGCGCTGGTCTATGCAGCTTCTGAAGCAGGAAACCTTAGTGACGAGCAATTTGAGCGTCTCAAGAAGGAACTGGAGGAAGGCTATCAGGGCGCAATGAATGCTGGACGCCCTTTGCTGCTTGAAGGAGGACTGGATTGGAAGAGCATGAGCATGTCGCCGCGTGATATGGACTTCATCGACGCCAAGAATAGCGCAGCTCGAGAGATCGCTCTGGCTTTTGGTGTCCCGCCCATGTTGCTCGGCATCCCCGGAGACAACACCTATTCAAACTATGCCGAAGCGAACCGAGCCTTCTGGCGTCAAACGGTTCTGCCGCTGGCTAGCCGCTGTTTGCAAAATATCGCTCGCTGGCTTTCGCCCGCTTATGACGAGACGTTCGATTTGAAGATTGATCTAGATCTCGTCTCCGCATTGGCAAGCGAGCGGGAGGCGCTCTGGAACCGCGTCGGCAATGCGTCCTTCCTCACAGAAAATGAAAAACGCACCGCAGTCGGCTACAGCCCGACGGACGCACCAATGAGCACGACCCGCAGCACAGGCGAGGGAGGGAAATGATGTGGCAGAAGCTTTGCAGATTTTCGCGACAAAGGGAGATCTGGCCCATGTTGCGCTTTTTCTCTGGGCCAGTGCGGCAAGTGGCTTGCTCGTCTGGAGCCTGCGAGAACAGGCTGCATCCAACAAACGCTTTCAGGATTTTGTCGAGGAGATTGCGCGCCTCACCAGTTTGCTCGAATAGTAAACTGAAATTCAGTTCATTTTGGGGCGCTGTGGAAAGGCCTGATCACAAGAAGGTTTTTGCCCGTTTTTCCCGTTCTTTGGAAACGCATCTGGGCCATGAACCGGTTGCTCGCATCCGCCTCATCTCAACATCAATGTGAAACAATAGATATAAGCTTATGAAATATATCGATGTCTATCACGCTTCAAAGCATTGCTCAAATCTTGACACTGAGAAGAAGGCGCTGCCGTCTGCTCTGGATGTTGTTAAGGATGATGGGCTGTTTGAAGGCTATGCCTGCCTGTTTGGCAAAGAAGATCTTGGCCATGATGTGATCCGACAGGGCGCCTTTGCCAAGAGCATTGCTGACCGCGGGCTCGACGGGATCAAGCTGCTTTATCAGCATGATCCGGCGCAGCCAATCGGTCAGTGGCTGACCATCCGGGAAGACGGCAAGGGGCTATTCGTCCGTGGCAAGCTGGCAACCGAAGTCGCCAAAGCGCGCGAAATTCTCTCGATGATGAAGGCCGGTATTCTGGATGGCCTCTCCATTGGTTTTCGCACCGTGCGCGGAAGCAAAGATCCCAAGAGCGGTATCCGCCATTTGCTGGAGTTGGATCTTTGGGAAATCTCCATCGTCACCTTCCCGATGCAGCCGGATGCGCGCATCTCGTCAGTCAAATCAGAGCTGGAGGGAGGAGCCGTTTTGCAGACTAATCACAATCCCCTTAGCAAAAGAGAATTGGAACGCAAGCTCATGCAGGACGCTGGGCTGAGCCGTTCCCAGGCCCGGGCCCTCATGGCCCATGGCCTCACTGGCCTCAGTGGCAAGCAGGACGCTGCCTTTCTTGAGCCTTCATGCGAGCTTGCGGCCTTGCGCAAGATGACCCGAGCCATGCTCAGGGCAGCAAACGTTTAAGCCTTTCGACTCTCGCAAACCTTTACTCATTTCAAACGAAAAGAGTCTTCTCATGAAAGAACTGAATATCCCGTCTCCTGAAACAAAGTCCTTGGTCAACGGAGAACTCGGAACGGCCTTTGACGACTTTCTGGTCTCCTTCGAAGCCTTCAAGCGCGCCAATGACGACCGCCTTGATGAAATCGAGAAACGGTCTTCCGATGTGTTGACTGAGCACAAGGTCGATCGCATCTCCAAGGCTCTGGATGATCAGCAGTCAGCCCTCGACAATCTCATCCTCAAGGCCCGCCGCCCTTCTCTCGGCGATGGGGTGTCTTCGGCGCGCAATGCTTCCCTGCTGTCTCCTCGCGCTATGGAACACAAGACGGCTTTTAATCGCTACATTCGCTCCGGTGTCGAGCAGGATTTGCGTGATCTGGAAGCTAAAGCCATGTCCATCAGTTCTGATCCTGATGGCGGCTATCTGGTTCCGGAACAGGTCGAAGCGGAAGTCGGGCGACGCCTCGCTGCTATCTCGCCGATCCGTGGCATCGCCGATGTGCGTGAAATCTCGGGTGCGACCTTGAAAAAGCCTTTCGCCAAATCGGGTCCGGAAGTCGGTTGGGTTGGTGAAACGGCAGCGCGGCCTCAGACCAATGCTTCATCTTTGGCCGAGTTGTCCTATACGGCAATGGAGCTTTATGCCATGCCGGCTGCAACGCCTAGCTTGCTTGAAGATGCGGCGATCAATGTTGACGAATGGATTGCGGCGGAAGTGGAAGCCGCCTTTGCCGAACAGGAAGGAGCAGCCTTCGTCAATGGTGACGGCGTTAACAAGCCAAAAGGCTTCATGGCTGAAACCGTGGTCGCTGAAGACAGCTGGGCCTGGGGCTCCCTGGGGGCCATAGCTACAGGAACTGCAGGTGGATTTGGGTCGACCAATCCCGGCGATCCGCTCATTGATCTTATCTACAGTCTCAAGGCAGGGTATCGGCAGAATGCGCAGTTCGTGATGAACCGGACGACGCAGGCCGCGGTTCGCAAGCTTAAGGACAATGATGGTAACTATCTCTGGCAGCCGCCAGCAGCCATTGGTGCCAAAGCTTCTTTGCTGAACTATGCCATCACTGAAGCGGAAGATATGCCAGACATTGCAACAGACGCTTGTGCTATGGCCTTCGGAGACTTCAAGCGCGGCTATCTCATCGTCGATCGCCTCGGCCTCAGCATTCTGCGCGATCCATATTCCTCCAAGCCATATGTTCTGTTCTATGTCACCAAGCGTGTCGGTGGCGGTGTTCAGGACTATGACGCCATCAAGCTGATGCAGTTCTCTGCCTGATTGTTACGCGTGACCCTGTGGGTGGAGCTTGCTCCATCCCAACTGGTGCCTTTGTCGGTTTCTCCCACCCGGCAAAGGCATTTTCTTATCTAGAACAGTCGCATTGCGCGACAATTTGATTGTTTCATTTGTAATGGTGAAGAAATGTCACTCACTCTTTTGACCGCACCGGCAGTGGAACCGGTCAGCCTTGCAGAAATCAAGGCATATTTGAAGATCGATCAGGATACCGAAGATGATCTGATCCGTGCCTTTTTGAGCGCGGCTCGTGTGCATCTGGAACATATGATCGGTCATCACCTTATCACTCAAACCTGGCGCGTTTTGATGGAAGGGCCGCTGGGGGAGAGTTTTCGTTTACCGCTGCAGCCGGTATCTGATCTCCTGGCACTTGCTGTCGTCGATGTCGATGGAAGTGTGACCGAACTGGACGTCTCCGGGCTTTCCATTTTCCAGGCCGACAATCCGGCAACGCTCGCCAATCTCGATGGCTTTCTGCTGAGCAGCAAGCAACGCCTCCAGATCGATGTTGAAACTGGCTTCGGCCCCATGGCGGAAGATGTGCCAGAGCCTTTGCGGTTGGCGATCAAGATGATCGTCGCCGAATGGTATGAGCGTCGCCTGATTGCTGATCCAGCGCAACTGCCTGCTTTGGCTAAAGCAATGGCGCCTCTGATTGCACCCTACAGAAGCTTTCACCTTTAGGTCATTTCAAGGGAAATGATCGATCTTTCAATCTCAAAACAGGAGGGTGCCGTGGCGCAAACAGCTCTCGCTCCCTTTCAATTCGATCCTGCCGGTTTACGCCATCAGATTGCGCTGTACCAGCCGATCTATGATGAAGCAGCCCCTTGGGGAGGCGCGGAAACGCTCGAACTGGTGGCTGAGGTCTGGGCAGGTCTTCTTGCGGTGGATAGCAACGAGCGAACCAACGCAGAACAGGCAAGCAACAATCTATCGCTTCGCTTTGTAATCCGTCACCGTGAAGGTCTCGAGCCGTTAACTGCGCTTACTTACGAGAATGCGCTTTATGACTGTCTGAGCATGCATGATCCAGATGGCACGAAACGCTGGCTATTGATCGAGGCGCGCACCAGATTGGGAGCGCAGTCATGAGTATCAAACTCAATGCAATTGCTCAACGCCTCTTGTCTGACCGTCTGGAATCCTATGCCGAAACAATCACCAGTCAGGCATCGGCAGAGGGCACGGATATTTCCGTTGAAACCGATCTTTCGGAAGATGGCGGCTCAATTAGCCTATCCGGCAATCAACTGCTTCAGGCTCACTATGGTGATCGGGAGAACGCGCCCTCCGGTTTTGTTTCCAGTCTCCTTGAGGGGCTGACACAGCAAAGGAGAAGCGTATGACCAGTTTGTCCTCCGGAGCGCTGGAACAGGCTATTTTGTCGTCTTTTAAAAGTGACAGTGCCCTTATTACATTGCTTGGTGGGGTACGGCTCTATGACGAGCCCAAACGAAATGCACAGTTTCCCTATCTTACGCTGACCACGAGCTATTCGCGCGATTGGAGCACGGGCACCGAAACAGGGGAAGAGCACCGCATTATCATAACCATTTGGACAGCAGCCGATGACCGCTCGCGACAACAGGATATTCTCGCGCGCCTCAGAGCCCTGTTGGACGCGTTCGAACCTGACATGACCGACCATGCCCTGATCAATCTTCTCATCGAGCGCATCGAGCTGCGCCCTGATCGTAAAAACCATCTGCTTCAGGGCATTATGCAGTTGAGGGCCGTGACGGAACGCATATCCAATTGATCCGGCTTGATAAAAGCTTCCATTTTTTCATTTTGAACATCAGGAGAAATCTCCATGACAGCACAAAAAGGCAAGGACCTTTTGCTCAAGGTGCACAACACCACCGAAGACGCGTATATCACAGTGGCTGGCTTGCGTGCCCGCTCGCTCTCGTTCAACGCTGAGAGCGTAGACATCAGCCACACCGAATCCGCAGGACGTTGGCGGGAGCTGCTTGCAGGGGCCGGATCACGTCGCGCAAGCCTATCGGGCAGCGGTCTTTTCAAAGACAGTGAGAGCGATGAGCGTATCCGGTCTTTGTTCTTCGATGGCACCATTGCTTCCTGGCAGGTGATTATCCCGGATTTTGGAACCCTTGAAGGAGCATTCCAGATCACCGCACTGGAATATTCCGGCCAGCATAACAATGAACTGTCGTTCGAGATGGCGCTGGAATCTGCCGGTGCTCTCGCCTTCTCGGCCTTGTGACCGGGGAGGGATGCCATATGGCCAACAGACGACGGGGCGAGATTTCGCTCATTCTTGATGATCAACCATTCAAACTTTGCCTTACTCTTGGAGCGTTGGCCGAGCTGGAGGACAGCATGGGGCTGGATGATATCAGCGCGCTTGCCGAACGCTTTTCGGGCGGCAGAGTGCGAAGTGGAGATTTGATAAAAATCCTCGGGGCAGCTTTGCGTGCAGGAGGTGCCAATATCTCTGATCTTGAAGCGGGGTCTATGCGCTGTAAGGGAGGCGCTCCCGCCCTCACACGTGCGCTTGTTGAGCTGCTAAAGGAGACGTTCAGTCCTGAGCTCGAAGATAGCGTTCTGCAACCTCCCCACAAGGTCAAAGGAATGCCCTCAAATGAAGGAGGGCGTGCCAAAGGCACAAACCCCGGGAAGGCCGGTCTGGTTTAGCTGGATCGGCCTCTTCTTTAGCTTGTTTTCCATGGGCAACGCTGTTTGCCATGGCAAGCCAGCAACTTGGCTGGACACCTTCTGCGATATGGGCAGCAACGCCCAAGGAGCTGCTGTGGGCGCTGAGAGGCCCTCCCAGTCGCAGTCCGTCCATGTCCCGTGAAGATTTTCAGACACTCAGCGCAGCCTTTCCAGATTGAAAAGCGAAAGAGACCAACCGGCTCGGAGACGGTTCTGCTGCTGATCTTGTTTTTGTTTCCGTTCCTTAAAGAGAGAAGGGGGCTGCTATGGCTGAAGAAGTTGTAGAAACGGCTGTCGTGAAAGTCGAGGCAGATATGAAGGCCTTCACAAAAGACCTATCGGTTGCAACCAAACAGGCCGAAAAGCTTGGCGACAAGATTGCTGATGCTTTCGAAGATGCGATCGTCGGTGGCAAAAATCTCGAAACGCTTTTCAGCAAACTTGCACTTGATTTAAGCAAAAGCGCTCTGTCCGCCGGTGTGGAGCCGCTTAAGCAACTTGTTTCGGGATCGGCATCTGGCCTTGCCTCAGGGCTATTCTCTTCACTCACCTCTTCAAGCGGGGCAAGCGGAGCATCTCTGTTCGGCAGTCTGACGCCCTTTGCCAAGGGAGGCGTGGTGTCTGCTCCGACGCTGTTCCCGACAGGATCGGGCACCGGATTAATGGGAGAAGCCGGAGCAGAGGCCATTCTGCCGCTTCAGCGAGGTGCTGATGGAAAATTAGGTGTGGCAGTGCCGGGCGCAAGTGGACCGGCGGTCAACATCGTCATGAATGTCAGTACGCCCGACATACAGTCATTTTCGAAATCGCAAACCCAGATCGCGACTAAGCTGGCGCGCGCTGTTGGGCGTGGTCGCCGCGGCCTGTGAGGTGATGAACACTTCTCACTGGGGCCGAAGCAAAAGGCCATGAAAGAGGCAGTACACACATGTCAAGACTACGGGAGGGGCTGTTCCTGAGATGGAAACAGCCCTTTTTGCTTTGCATATTCAGGATAAATCAATGAACGGATTTCATGAGATACGCTTTCCCCTTGATGTAGGGTTTGGAGCCTCTGGTGGGCCTGAGCGGCGAACCGATATTGCAACCCTGGCCTCGGGATTTGAAGAACGCAATGCCCGTTGGGCGGATTCCAGACGCAGCTATGATGCGGGCGTCGGCCTGCGCTCGATAGCAGATTTGCAGACTGTCTTGCGATTCTATGAGGAGCGTCGGGGGCGGCTCTATGGATTTCGTTTCCGTGATCCCTTTGATCATGCGTCTTGCGATGCCGGAAGAGCGCCTCAACCTAACGATCAGCGGATTGGCACTGGCGATGGGGAAACAACGCACTTCCAGCTACAGAAAACATACGGCGCTGATTATGCGCCCTATGTGCGCAATATCGTCAAGCCGGTTGAAGGTAGCGTGAGGGTTGCCATCGCAGGACAAGAGACGACCGATTACTCAGTAGATGAAACAAATGGCGTGATTTTATTCGATCGAGCACCTGATGCCGGTGAGCAGGTTACGGCGGGGTTCACGTTTGATGTGCCAGTACGCTTTGATATCGACAAGCTAGAATTCTCATTCAGTGCATTTGAAGCTGGCGATCTTCCATCCATTCCTTTGGTGGAGGTGAAGCTATGAAAGTGCTTTCAGATGAAATGAAGGCTCATCTACAGAGTGGCACCACAACATTGGCCACTTGCTGGATCTTGAGGCGTGTGGACGGATTCTGTCTTGGTTTTACAGACCATGATCGAACCATAGAACTGAATGGCGTTTCTTGTGAACCGGATACCGGGTTTACCGGCTCGGAAATTCGGCAGAGCGATGGTTTTGCCAGTGATGATCAGGACATCTCGGGCGTTTTAACTTCCGACCGCATCACCGAAGCAGACCTCATGAGTGGACGCTATGATGCTGCCACCATCGAAACCTGGTGTGTGAATTGGCAGTCTACCGATCAATGCCTTTTGCTGCGGACCGGATATCTGGGGGAGATCAAGCGAGACCGTCAAAGTTTTCAGGCTGAAATCCGCTCTCTTTCTATCGATATGGAACAGGAGAAGGGCCGCGTTTTCCAATATCGTTGTGATGCCAATGTTGGAGATGCCAGATGCGGGCTCAAACTTGATGCGCTGGGTCTCACTTTCAAGGGCGTTGTCAGTGGGATTAAATCGCAGAACTGGTTAGTGGTCACGTTGGAAACCCGCCCTGAAGCCGGGCGCCTTTCCATGGGACGCCTTGAGATGACATCTGGGGCAGCCAGCGGCATGGCTTTTGACATTATTTCCCACCAGCAATTGAGCGAGAGCGAAGAACTCGAACTGTGGCTGCCATTGCATGAGCAGATCGCTCCTGGAGACGGCGTAAAAGTATCCGTCGGGTGTGACAAGAGCTTTTCGACGTGCCGGAAACTGTTTGCAAATCAGCTCAATTTCCGAGGTTTTCCGCACATGCCGGGCAACGATTTTATTCTTACCTATCCCTCTCTTTCGCAACAAAGTGATGGATCTCCCCTTATTGAGGATTAAACGATGGTGGACGAAACAGTCTCAGACATCATTTCAGACGCTAGTGCATCCATGATCATCTCTGAAGCGCTGAGCTGGATAGGAACGCCCTACAGGCATCAGGCGAGCTGCAAGCATGCGGGCTGTGATTGTCTGGGACTGATCCGAGGTGTCTATGCAGCTTTCTGGCCAGAACCGGAACAACCACCCACCTATAGTCCGCACTGGGCGGAGTCGAACAGCGAAGAAACACTCGCAAATGCGGCGCAAAGATATCTGTTACCGGTGGATCGGGATGCTCGTGCGCCGTCCAATATATTGCTCTTTCGCTACAAAAGAGGCTTTCCGGCCAAGCATGCAGGTATTCTGATTGATGAAACCCGCTTTCTTCACGCGCAGGATGGCGCAGGGGTTCAGCTTGTTTCTCTTTCTTCGTGGTGGCTGAGACATTTATCTTATGTCTTCGCGTTTCCTCCGCTTCTCAACTCTTCTCAAACCGGAATTGAAAAGAAATGACCACACTCGTTCTGAAAACTGTGGGCAGCGTTGTTGGCGGAGCGCTGTTCGGGCCATTAGGCGCCGCAATCGGCGGGGCTTTGGGGGCGGTTGGTGGCTATCAGCTGGATCAATCGCTGTTTGCATCGTCCAGATCGGTGGAAGGGCCCAGTCTATCTGACTTGTCTGTGCAGACCTCTACAGAGGGCGCCGCTATTCCTCGCCTCTATGGTCGTGCGCGTTTGACCGGCCAGATCATCTGGGCAACCAATCTTGTTGAAGAAGTCACTTCCCGTAAATACAAGACGGGGGCTTCCAAAGGAAGCGGCGGGTCTTCAACCACTGAAACGACTTACAGCTACTGCGCCAATTTTGCGGTAGGGCTTTGCGAAGGCGAAATTGCCTATGTCGGGCGTGTCTGGGCGAATGGATCAATTCTGGATCTCAAGGATATTACCTACAGGGTTTATCGCGGTACAGACGATCAGCTTCCCGACAGCTTGATTGAGGCCAAGCAGGGGGCAGAGAATGCCCCAGCCTATCGCGGGCTTGCCTATGTGGTGTTTGAAAAGCTGCCGTTAGATGACTTTGGCAACCGCATACCGCAATTGTCCTTCGAAGTTATTCGGCCTATAGGAACCCTGGAAAAGAAGATCCAATCTATTGTTATGATACCGGGCTCTACCGAGTTCGGTTATGACACGACCGAAATCCTGCGCAAGGATGCTGAAGGGGAGTGGAACTCGGAGAACCGACATTCCTACGAACCCGGAACCGATTTTGAAGTTTCACTCGATCATCTGATCGCGATCTGTCCAAATCTGTCCAACATCGCGCTTGTTGTGGCGTGGTTTGGAACAGACTTGCGTGCTGGAGCTTGCGCAATCCAGCCAAGGATCGACAATAGCGACAAGGCAACATCGGGTGATCAATGGTCTGTTGCTGGTCTTACACGGGCTGAAGCCCAAAGCGTGTCTGTTATAGAAGGAAGGGCGGCGTATGGCGGAACGCCTTCTGACGCTTCGGTCATTAGGGCGATAGAGGTCATCAAAGAACGTGGGCTCAATGTCACTCTCTATCCTTTCATCATGATGGATATTGCGCCGGACAACGGCCTGCCAGATCCATATGGTGCTGTAGAACAGGCGCCGTTCCCATGGCGTGGGCGCATCACATGCAATCCGGGGCCTCAGCAAAAGAATTCTGCCGATCAGACATCCCTTGCCTCCGAACAAGTTGCTTCCTTTTTCTCTTCCCGAGACTGGAGTTATTCCCGCTTCATTATGCACTATGCGCAATTGGCCAAGCAGGCCGGTGGTGTTGAGGGCATGCTCATTGGATCCGAGTTGCGCGGTTTGACTTGCGTTCGCGACGATGCTGGGGCTTATCCCTTTGTCGCCTGCCTTAAAACTCTGGCTGCGGATGTGCGCACCTGTCTCGGTAGTGAAACGCGGATTACATACGGAGCCGATTGGAGCGAGTATTTTGGCCATCATCCGCAAGATGAAGAAGGAACTGTTCGCTTTAATCTCGACCCTCTATGGTCCGATGACAATATCAATGCAATTGGCATCGACAATTATATGCCCATGTCCGACTGGCGTGCCGGTGAGGATCATCTGGATGCTGTGCTAGCAGATACGGGGCTCGAGTATTCCTATCTTCAGGCGAATATCGCCGGAGGGGAAGGATATGATTGGTATTATGCAAGTCAGGCCGACCGTGATCTGCAAATAAGAACGCCTATAACAGATGAAACTGCAGGCAAACATTGGGTCTTTCGATATAAGGATCTCGTGAATTGGTGGTCAAACGTCCATTTCAACCGCAATCGGGGGATTGAGAGTGATATGGCGACCGATTGGGAGCCTTGCTCGAAGCCCATTTGGTTCACAGAAGTTGGATGCCCCGCCGTACATCTGGGACCCAATCAACCCAACGTATTCCCAGATGCAAAATCTTCCGAGTCAGCTTTGCCATACTATTCCTCTGGCGCACGAAGCGATGCGGCTCAACGTGCCATGCTGACAGCCAGTCTTGATTATTGGCAAGCGCAATCTGAGCAATCAAATCCGATTTCTCCTGTCTACGGAGAAAGAATGGTCGCCTCTGATCAGGTCTATCTCTGGGCTTGGGATGCACGCCCGTTTCCATCGTTTCCGCTCAGTACGGATGCATGGTCTGATGGAACCGCATGGCATACAGGACATTGGCTCAATGGACGGCTGGGAGGCGCCCCGGTGGAAGATATCGTCCGAAGCGTGATGAGTGACTTCGGGCTGTCGGATCCTGAATTTTCCTCGGTCCCGTTGGCTGTGGATGGCTATGTCGTCGATCGGCGCATGTCTGCACGATCTGCCCTTGAAAGCTTGTGTGATGCAGTCGGCATTTCATTTGTTACCAGCGGCGATCGTGTGCGGTTTGAATTGCAGGAGCGTCGAGCAAGCGAAAAAGTCGATTTAACGGGGCTTGTCGATGAATTGGAGGAGCCAATCCTCCAGAAGCAGATTGACCCTTGGGAAGAAGAAGCGTCCAGCGTCACTCTGTCTTTCGGTGAGCTCTTTTATGACTATCGGACGTCGGTGGCCCGATATGATCAACCATCTGCCAGAACCCGCAAAGAAAGCTCCAAATCTCTAGCGGTCGTGTCAACGGATCCAATCATGGTTGATGTTGCGAAAAATTGGCTCCGGCGAAAGAACTATGCCCGCCACACAGTGCAATTCAAGTTGCCTTTGTCCATGGCCGCGTTGGAAGCCGGGGATTTAGTGACGCTTGAGGGCGAGGATGATCAGAGAAGTTATCGCATCAACGAAATCGAAGATGGTGGTGTCCGCGAGGTCTCCGCTAGTCTCGCAGCCCCCCGGAATTCTGCTCCATTGGCTAAAGATCATCGAGTGGGGGCGTCATCCAAGCTAACTGTTGCAAAGGCTGTTTGTGTTGCCATGGATTTGCCTGCGCTTCCGGGTAAGGCAGATTATCCTCATGCGCCTTACGTCGCGACTTATTGTTCTCCTTGGCCGGGTAGCATGGGGATGTATGAAGGCAGCGCCGATATAGGGTTTGCCCATCGCCAAAGCCTGGACGTTCCCGCAATTCTTGGCACTTTACAAACTGAGCTCGCCGGGCGCGAATGCTTCAGTTGGGATATGGCCAGCTCAGTGCTCGTTAAATTGAACAAAGGTGACCTGTCTTCAGTAAGTGACTTCGGTCTATTGTCTGGCGCCAATGCTGCTGCAATCAGGGCCCAAAATGATGAATGGGAAATTATCCAGTTCGCCAAGGCCGAGCTTGTCGGTGGTAATATATGGAAATTGAGTAGACTGCTCAGGGGGCAACAAGGCACAGAACTGGCCGCTCTGAGTGGGGCGGGCATTGGTGCCCGATTTGTGCTTCTGGACGAAGCTGTCGCACCGCTCAAGGTTGATAGCAGTCAGCTTGATAAGGAATTGCCTTTCCGGATCGTGGCGAGCGGAGCAACACTGGATGATGTCAAAAACCTCGATCTATCAATCGCTATAACTGGACGCGGATTACGGCCCCTTTCTCCGGTACATCTAAAGATCATACGCTCCCAGACCTATGATGGTCTCCAGTTTGAATGGGTTCGTCGAGATCGATTGGAAGCCGATAGCTGGGCTGACAGCTCTATTCCACTCAGTGAAACTCAAGAACGCTACACTGTGGTCATAAGACATCCTCAAACAGCACAAACTTTGCGTGAAGAAGAAGTGGAGGACACCCAATGGTTCTATTCCACCAGCGCCCAAGCCGCTGACGGTGTTAGCGAGTTGACAGAGATCTTGATTGAGATCGCTCAAGTCAGTCGACGTGTCGGGGCTGGAGATGCAGTGTCCCGGCGTATTTCGCTTAGAGACCTGCGTATTCTCTCTTGA